GTAATCCAATGCCAGTACATCAAAAAGACGGCAAGTGGTATTTGGGTTCGAAAGGGCCATTCGATACACAGGAAAAAGCCGAAGAAGTAGAGCGAGCGGCATACGCGAACGGCTATGCAGGAGATGAGGCTGAAATATATACGCTTGCAAATGATGCAGATGAGAAAGACAAGTGGATAACCATTAATGGAGCGCACGTAAAAGTAAATGGTAACGGCGAAGTAACAGCCGGTGCGGAAGGAAAAATTAAAAAGGTATCACCAAGTAAAGTCTCCGGCAGTGCAAAGCTCTCACCAAACGAAAAGTCAGCAATTTCGAGTTACTCAGGCGACAACTTCCTCAAGCTTAATTCTGAATTAAGGAGCGGAAACACATCCGATCCTGACATCTCACGCATTGACTCAGCAGTTTCAAAGGGTCAACTCAGCGGAGAAACCCTATACCGAGGAATTAGTAGAGAGGATGCAAAAAAACTATTCCCCAATGGTGAGATCAAAAAGGGAATGGTCGTTTCCGATAAAGCATTCCTCTCCACCTCAAAGGAAAAGAAAATCGCCGGGATGTTCAGTATTGGCGGTGTAATGCTTGAGATTGACACCGAAGAAGGGGCTGCTGGTCTCGATGTCACTGGCATGTCCAGTAATAAGCATGAGAGTGAAACTCTTCTGCCAAGGGATGCAAAGCTAGAAGTTTCGAGCATCCACCCTCCAAAACAACCAGGGCAGCCAGTGGTTGTAAAAATGAAATATTCAAAACAAGAGCCAGATATGGCAAGGGACTCTGCATTCGCATTCGACAGGGCAAGCGTGCGCACCTATGACGCGGACGGAAAGCTTCACGTAGAGCTAACCCCAATCAGCAAGGCTAACATCTGCGTCTACTACGGGCGCGAGATTCCAGGCTGCGATGACTTGGGACTCATTCCTGACAAAGCATATCGCCTGCTGCGTGACCCTGAAGAGCTGCGCAAGGCCGCAGACACATTCAACAACCAACCGCTGCTGAACACGCACATCGCCGTGTCAGTGCTTGACCCACCGAAAGAGGCAATCATCGGCTCAACCGGTGAAAGCGCGGAATTCGACGGCACCTACCTGAAAAACTCTCTCGTCATCTGGGATGTGAATTCCATCATCGGCGTGGAGAACAAGCAGCAGCGAGAAATTTCATCCTCATACCGCTACCGGCTAGATATGACCCCCGGCGAGTACGAGGGAGAGGCATACGATGGCGTCATGCGTGACATCGTTTGTAACCACGTGGCAATCGTGCCATCGGGTCGTGCAGGCCCGGATGTATTTGTTTACGACTCACAACCGACAGGACTCAAACTGATGTCAAAAATCAAATCACTCATGACTCTCATCCGGCCATATCTGGCTAACGATGAGAAGTCCGAAGAGGTAGAAAAGAAAGTCGAAGCCATCATCAAAGATGAAGACGAAGACAAGAAGAAAGCAGAAGACGAAATGTCCGAGGAAGAGAAGAAAAAACTCGCCGAGGACGAAGAGTCGGAGAAAGACAAAAAGGCTGAAGACGAAGCCGAAGAAGAGAAAAAAGAGAAAGAAAAAATGGCAAACGACAGCAAGTTAGCGATGGACGCAGCGGTTAAAGCCGTTGAGCAGCGCTTCATCGACCTGCGCAAAGCTGAGCGTGATGTGCGCCCGGTAGTTGGAGAGCTGGCCTGTGATAGCGCAGAGGAAGTGTATCGCACCGCCCTGAAACAACTTGGCTGTGATGAGCACGCTTCAATCCCTGCCGCTGCACTGAGCTCTGTATTCAAAGCCTATGCACGCCAGCCGTCATCCATGGCTCAGGACTCCGCAGTTATCACCACGTCTTCTCGCGAAAACGTTAAAAACTTCTTTGAGGGCAAATAACAATGGCTTTCCAGACAAGTGTATCTGTTTACTCTGGCGTTGGTCAGGCTGGTCAGCCTGCTTCTAACAGCCCAATCATTGCTGCTGCAGGCGGCCCAGGTGCATATCAGGCTGGCTCAAGCGGTCTGGTAATGGCCCGTTTCGCCTGGCGTGACGGCACTAACCCACTCCTGCTGAACAACACCGGCACCGGCAAGCCTGTTGGCTTCGTCTACAACAACGCAAACGCCACGATCGGCTATCTGCAGAACTCCAGCATGACTATTCCTGCTGGCCGCGAAGCATCTCCGGTGGTTGGTGGTGACTTCTGGGCTCTGTCTGCAACTGACGCGACTGTAGGCCAGAAAGTATTTGCGGTACTGGCTGACGGCACACTTAAGACCGGCGCAGCTGGCGCAACCATCTCCGGTGCTGTTGAAACCGACTGGTACGTGGCTAGCCCTGCAACAACCGGCAATCTGTTAATCATCTCTACCTGGAGCAAAGCATAATGCCTCAACTGACTCAGGCTGATTTCGCTGCCTTTAAAGCGGAAGCCGAATCTCGCGGCATTTACCTGCCTGCATCGGTAACTAAGTTTGCAATGGATGCCGACCCTCAGCCGGGTCTTGGCGCAAACGGCGGTATTCCTGCTGTAGTATCAACCTTCATCGACCCTGAAATCGTGCGCACTATCTTCGCTAAGCAGAAAGCGACAGAGATTCTGGGCGAGAAGAAAAAAGGCTCATGGGCTCAAGACACCATGATGATCCAGCGCGTTGAGCAATCCGGTGACGTTGTGGCGTATGACGACTACAGCGAGCAGGGTGCTAACCAGGTAACTTCCCGTTGGGAAAACCGTCAGGTGTTCCGCTACCAGACCATGGTTACCTATGGTGAGCTGGAGCAGGAACGTTATGGCCTGGCTATGCTGCCATACGTCGCAGAGAAGCAACGTGCTGCAGCGTGGACTCTGAACCAGGCGCAGAACAAATTCTACTTCTACGGCGTATCTGGCCTGCTGAACTACGGCATCCTGAACGACCCATCACTGCCGACTCCGATCACCCCAGCAACTGTAGGAGGCGCGACCCTGTGGAAAGACAAGCAGGTTATCGACATCTACAACGATATCCTGGCGCTGTATGCAGACCTGATTGCTCGTACCAACGGCGCAGTAGGTGATGGTGTTGATATGGCCTCTCCTCTGGTGCTGGCAATGTCTCCAGCCGCATCTGTTTGGTTCAAAAAATCAAACGAAATCTTCGGTAACTCTGTCGAGAAGATGGTTAAAGACACCTTCACGAACATTCGTATCGAAGTGGCTCCTCAGTACAGCACTGCGGCCGGTGAACTGGTGCAGATGTTCGTTGAGACCGCTCAGGGTCAGGATGCGGGTTACTGCGCATACAGCGAAAAACTGCGTGCTCATCCTGTCATCACCATGACCTCCAGCTGGAAGCAGAAACACTCCGGCACCACCTACGGCGCGGTTATTACTCAGCCTTTCTTGTTTGCACAGATGCTGGGCGTTTAATTCATCGGGCTCTAAATTGAGCCCGTAACAATATTCTTTGGAGAATTTAGAATGGCTGATGAAAAAGAGATCGTCGAGCAGCAGGAAGAAGTAGTTACACAGCAGGAAAACTCCGCAGAACCGGAAGGTAAAGCCGGGAATAAGAAAGGTGCCAAGGCCGCCAAGGTTGGAAAGACCGATTCATATGTGATCGGCTGCAAGCTTCCTTGTGGTTTGAAAATCGGTCATGGCTCAAATGCTGTCACCCTGAAAGGCGCAAACGACTCCATGCTCATCAATGGCTTTGGTATTACACAAAATGTTCCCGCTGATGTGTGGGAAGAATTTGAGAAGAACCACAAGTCATCTCCTATGTTCCTGAATGGAATCATCTTCGCTGTAACTGATATGAAATCAGTAGAAGACGCCTCTCTGGAGCGCTCACGACAGAAGACGGGCCTTGAGCAGGTTAATGCCAAAGACGCAGGCGTAGAGGAAGACAAAGAGGAATAAACCATGGCTGTCGTGACTCTGGATATCGCCAGTTTCCGCGCCATGTACCCTGAATTCTCCAACGTTCCAGGTGCAATCCTTCCATTCCTGTTTGACCAGTCCACTGACTATCTGAATAACACCGATTACTCACTCGTCGATGACGTCGTGAAGCGAGAGCGTTTGCTCTACATGCTCATGGCGCATCTGGCGTATGTGCGTTACGGCGACAATCGAGGTCGTGGTGGTTCAGGAATGGTTGGGCGCATTGCATCGGCTACCGAGGGCAGTGTGTCAGTTTCATCTGACCTCGGCCCTATTGAGTTCAGGTATGCGTGGTATACGCAGAGCCCATACGGATTGGACTTCTGGCAGGCGACGAAAGTCTACCGGATGGCTAATTACTATCCTGGAGATAACTATGTCTGACGGCCTCGATAAGTACCTGGAAGGAATGGCTGAGCGACTCAATGCCACTGAGGTAAGGGCCGGATTTCTCGGCGGATCAACATACCCAGACGGAACAAGCGTCGCGATGATTGCCACTCGTAACGAGTACGGTGACCCGGCAAACAATCAGCCTCCACGTCCATTCTTCCGCAACGCAATCGCAGAAAAAAAGGAAGAGTGGAAGAAGACGATTGAGCGCGGACTTGCGTCAGGTCTTGATTCCAGAACGGTGCTTGAGGTCGTCGGCGCTCAGATTAAGGGTGATATTCAGGAGTCGATTGCCACGCTCATTGAGCCTGCTTTATCTCCAGTCACGCTTGAGCGACGCAGAAACAGGAAAGTAATGCCTAACCAGTCAGATAAGCCTCTCGTCGACACCAGGGTGATGATTGGCGATGTTAACTACGAGGTTACCTGATGAACCTGCATCAAATTGTTCGCGGGGCGATCACAACGGTTAACCCTGACGTTCCCGGCGTGCTGAAAGTGAACAGCGGATTCACAACTGCACCGGGAGGTAAGCGTGTGCAGTCATACACCGATGTTGATGTGATTGTGCAAATGCAGTCTCTGTCATCCACCGACCTTAAACAGGTTGATGCGATTAACGTTCAGGGGATTCTGCAAAGCGCCTATCTGAATGGAAATTTCAACGGCATTAACCGCCCAGAACAACAGGGTGGGGACATGCTGATTGTGGATGGCAAGACATGGCTGGTTGTGAAAGTGGCAGAGCTTTATCCGGACTGGTGTCACCTGATTGTTAACCTGCAGAGGTCGCCATGACAGTCACAGTAGACATCACCGAGCTTGACCTGCGCATTGCGCTGCAGGCGTTTCTGATGGATATCACCGGCCTCACCATCGACAACGTGCTGGTAGGTCAGCAGAACCTCACGCCAATGCCGCTTCATGACTTCATCATCATGACACCGCTGAAGCAGATAGGGCTGTCTACCAACCGCGTCAAATACGACGATAACGGTGTGTATGGCGAAGGAAAGCAGCTCAACCAGCGCAGCACGCAATGGCCCTGTCAGATTGACTGTTACGGCGAAAACGCGGCTGATAACGCTGCAATCATCGGCACGCTAATCCGCTCAGACTTTGCCTGTGAATGGTTCAGACAAAACGGCAATGTCATCACTCCTCTTTACTGCTCAGACCCTCATCAGACAACGATGATAAACGGCGAGCAACAATACGAAGGCCGCTGGACGATGGAATTCATCGGGCAATTCAACCCGTCTGTTACCACACGCCAGGACTTCATGGACAGCATTACAGTCGGCGTTATTGCCGCAGATTTAAAATACCCTCCGGAGAGTTAATAAATGGCAATCCCATTAAGAAAGGACGTCCAGATTAACCCTGGCGTTTTGCCTGCTGGCGGTTCAGCGCTTGACTTGAATGGCCTAATCCTTACCGACAGCGCTTATGCTCCGGTGGGGAGTGTTATCACATTCACGAACAAAGAAGACGTAGCAGCCTATTTCGGTAGTGCATCGCCTGAATTCAGCATGGCTGAAGTGTATTTTCAGGGCTACGACAATTCCACCAAGACACCAGGCGCATTGCTGTTTGCACGGTTCAACCCGGAAGCAGCTGCAGCATGGTTGCGATCAGGTTCAATGGCGGCTGTAACGTTAGACCAACTCAAATTGCTGAGTGGTGTACTGACCCTGACCGTTGACGGTACTGCGCACACCTCAGCCAGTATCGACCTGAGCACGGCAACCAGCTTTGCCATGGCTGCTGACCTGATCGAAACAGGTATCGGCTCCAGTGTTACGGTAGAGTACGACACTACTCAGAAGCGTTTCATCATCACCAGCGCGACCGATGGCGCGGCGAGCACTATTACCTACGCAACCGGTACTCTTTCTGCTGGGCTGAAACTGACGGCCGCTACCGGCGCTCAGTTGTCACAGGGCGCAGATGCAGCAGTAGTCACTACGGCTATGCAGTCAGTGCTTGATAGCTCTCAGAACTGGGCAATCTTCACTACATCCTTCACACCGACCGAGCAAGAGGCGCTGGACTTCTCTGCCTGGGCTAACGGTCAGAATTACCGGTTCGGCTATGTGCCATTCACGCTGGAAGAGTCAGCGCTGGTATCTGGCTCAACAGATACGCTGGCTTACAAAATCATCAGCACTTACGACTATTCGAATGTAATCCCAGTATTCGGTGACCAGGCGCACGCGGCAAGCATCCTTGGATATGCTGCATCACTTGACTTCGACAGGTTAGAAGGTCGCGTAACCCTTAAATATCGTGAACTATCTGGGCTGTTAACAGAAGTAAGTACCTCAGCAAATTACGATGCACTTATTGCGAATGGATACAACTTCTACGGACAGTATTCAGAAAACAAAGTTGAAGAGAATTACTGGGCTGACGGGACGATCACTGGTGATTTCAAATGGGTAGATTCCTTCTGCTTCCAGATTTGGCTAAATGCAAACCTGATGGGCGACGCCATTCAGCTATTTAAATCAAACCGGACACTCCCCTATAACACCCGAGGAGATGCGGCCATTGAGGCCTCGTTTGCAGACACCATCAATCAGGGTATTGCGTTTGGTGGTATTCGTACCGGAATTGACCTTTCCAGCTCTCAGGCATCAGAAATTAATAACGCTGTTGGGGCCGATGTAATTCCATCTATCACAGCAAAAGGCTGGTATCTGTACATTCCTAAGGCAACGGCAGAGCAGCGCGCTCAGCGCATTCGCCCGGGGTGCTCGCTTTATTACACCGATGGTGGAAGCGTACAGAAACTCACTTTAGCCTCAGTAATGGTTCAGTAAGGAGCAATCAATGTCTAACACAATTACGAGTGCAGACTCTATTTTTGCCCTCACTGTTACCAACCTGTTCCCCAGCGCTCAAACGCTGGAAGGATACGCAGCGGACGCGATGTTTGCTCTGGGTGATACAGAAATGGCGGTTTCCGTCCGTGGCGCTGACGGTAAGCTCTCTGGCGGCTTCGTTTTCGGTGAATATCTGCAGACGATCACAATCATGCCTGACAGCCCATCTCGTGACCTGTTCGAGACCTGGCAACTGACGTCTCTGACCTCAAAGGCAGTATTCCGCTGCAACGCAACAATCATCCTCCCGGCGATTAGTCGCAAGTTCACGCTGACCAACGGCATTCTGCAACGCGTAAAAGCCATCCCTGATGCGCAGCGAGTACTGCAGGCAATGACCTTCCAGATTAACTGGGAATCAGTCGTGGGCGAAGCGTACAACGCATAAGGACTAACATGGCACGCAAAGAGATTTTCTACACCGTCGAAGATAAAGGCCGTGATAATGGGAAGGTTTTCTACATTCGCGAAATGTCTGCTACTCAGGCTGAGTGGTGGGCAATTCGTGCCGGACTGGCAATGGCTAAAAACGGCGTTAATCTTCCGGATAACTTTTCAGATATGGGTATGGCAGGCATGGCGAAGGTCGGCCTCGAAATGGTGGCTAAAATCCCTCCAGAGGATGCACGGCCTCTCCTGGACGAGCTGATGAAGTGCGTTCAGGCAGTGCCAAACCCAGCAGATCAAAACATCAAGCGACCACTGATTGATGATGACACTGAAGAAGTTATGACGCGCCTAAAACTTCGCGGTGAAGTCTTTAAGCTGCACGTCGATTTTTTGACCGCCGCCGCCAGTTAGACATCCCTCCGGTAATGGGTCAGCAAATCGCTGGCCTGACCGACTATGCCAACGTACCTAAAACAATAGCGACGGTTTTGTCTTCGGGTAAGTGCTCGTTGACAGAACTAAGCACAACGCTTGGCGTAGAGGATATGTGGTGGTGGCTTGAGATAATCACAGTCGACAATTACAACCAAATGGTCATCAACAGGGCTCAGGAGAATGGCTGATGCCAACGATTATTGACTCACTGGTAGTCACTCTTGGTCTTGACTCTTCCGGATTCAAGAAAGGCCAGACAGAAGTAAAAAAAGGCCTGGACGATACCAGAAAGAATGCTGACCAGACAGCTAAAGACATGGAGGCCGCAGGTAAAAGAGCGGCCTCTTTTTTTGGCTCAATCAGAACAGAATTACTTGCGCTGGTAGGCGTTACTTTATCGGCGCAGGGTATCAAGACCTTCATCACCAACATGACATCGGATTTGATGCGATTGGGGATTGAATCTCGCGCTCTGGATATCTCAGCTAAGTCTCTTGATGGATGGGAGAGAGCAGCGGCGGCAGCCGGTTCAACTGCAGAGCGCATGGCAGGCACGCTGGGTAACTTCCAGAAGACGCTGACAAACATTCGCACCGGTGGCGGACAGGACGATCCGCTTTTCGGCGCTCTGGCCTCATTCGCCGGTGCAACAGGCGCTAACTTCGACTACCAGAACGACAACGCCGAAAAAATCATGCGCAAGATTGCCAGTAACTGGGGCAAGTTGAGTAAAGATGCTCAGCGCAGATTTGGCGGCATGTTTGGCTTTGACAATGCCACTCAGCAGGGGCTTGCTAACGGTTCGCTGGTTCAGGATGCAGATCGGTTTGCGAAGATATCACGAGCCACTGATGAAGCAACTAAAAAGGCTCTGGAGTTTAACCGCCGCCTGCAGGAGATGAAGCAGAACTTTGCTGCGGCGTCTCAGGTGCTGTACGAAGCGCTTATTCCATACATCGAGAAGCTAATTCCCCTGATTGAGAAATTCGGGATATGGATTAGCACTCACGGACCTGAAATAAGCAAATTCTTCTCCGAAACAGCAGATGAAATTAATAAGGTTGTTGATGCTGTAGGCGGGCTTGAAAATGCGCTGAAACTGCTTCTGGTGTTTGTTGGCGGGAAGTGGCTGTTAGGCATGACCGCATCGATTGGCGGGGTAAGAGGGGCAATGCTCGCCCTCGGCCGCTTGAGTCTCATTGCCGGGCTTGTCGAATTACAAAAGTACGCTGAGCAGCTTGAGAAGAAGTACTCCTGGCTTACCAATAACCCCGTGGCGGATTTCCTGAATAGCGGTGCAGGTACAGATACAACTACGGAGTGGGGAAAGCAACTTCACGACTGGATATTTGAGAAGACTGGAATACAGCTTCCTCGCGGTGACGGATACAAGTCAGCTCCTCGCGGCATACGCAATAATAACCCTGGCAATCTGAACTATGCCAATCAGTCTGGCGCAACGATGGAAGGAGGAGAAGGCGGTCGCTTTGCCGTATTCGAGTCAATGCAGCACGGAATTGCAGCGCTATATAAGCAACTTCAGCTGTACTTCAAGCGCGGTATCAACACTCTTTCTTCAATCGTCAAAACCTACGCTCCGGCATCAGACAATAACAACGTCGATGCTTATATCTCTGCGCTTTCAAAAGCGACAGGAAAAGGCGCTAACGAGGTGCTGGATTCAGGAGACACGGCAACGATGGCCAGGTTGATGAAGGGGATTGTCGACCATGAGAACGGGAAGGGCTACATCAGCTCATCTGACATCATGGGGGGCATTCAGTTAGGAGCAGGGTCATCGGCATCTCGCAATATGCCAGCGGCCGCAGGAAGCCAGACCAACATCAATATCGGAAAAATCGACATGCAGACATCGGCCGGAAACGCCAATGCTCTGGGTGCTGATATCCAGAGAAACCTTCAGAGAAACCGACTGGTAAATCCAGCAATGTCAGGGCAGGGATAATATGGCCTTTTCACTGAACGAAACAACGCTACTCAGCGCGATAAACAGCGGCAATATCTTTTCCATAATCAACAGTACCCTTTCGCCTGGTTACGGGATTTACCTTAAATCAGGCTTAAGGGCATTGTCTCCTTCATCGTTTCTTGGGATTGAGTATGGGGCAGATGCTTCAGTGGTATCTGCTCCAATTGAGCAAGGTTCTTACAGCAGCTTTAACAAGGTAAAACGGCCGCCAATTATCCGGGTGCTGTTTACGCTGGAAGGATGGACGGGATTTAGCGGTAGCATCCCTAATCTGACAAACTTCACCCTGACGAGTCGCTCAGACATGCTGGCTGCGCTTGATGCGATGGTTGCTGATGCACAGGTGTACGACATCGAGACTCCGGACACGACATATGAAGACTATGACCTGGTTAGATACAATTACCGGACATCAGATCGCGATGTGACCCTTCTGACAGTGGAAGCCATCTTCCAGGCTGTTTTGCAGGAAGCTGAAGTAACCCTGACAAGCACTACAGCCAATAGCAACACTACATCAAACGGCACAAGCAAGGCAGCCAGCGTCGTTACGGAGAAGGCAAACTCAACAGCCACTAACTCAACTCTTGAAGATGTCAAAGGCGCGCTAACCGGCCTGAAAGAGTCAGTGTCCAGTGCTGCAACAACCGTAGCCACTTCCGTAACGAATGCCGTTAGCAATGCAACATCAGGTGCGACAAGTGCCATCAATGGCGCGGCAACATCGGCCATTAAAAACCTTGCGACAACGGTGGATGAACTGGTAGCGGGGTTATCCTGATGCAGAACATTTCTCTCAAGCCTCTTAAGGCTCAGGAAGTAAGCGTTAACCTTGATGGTCAGTCGGTAACCTTGCGCATCGTACAGCGCTCTACAGGCATGTTCATTGACGTTGGCTTAGATAATTTGTGGATAGCTCAGGGCGTTCTTTGCCATAACTGCAACAAGATAGTCCGCTACCCCTATCTGGGCTTTAAGGGGGAGCTTTTCTTCGCTGATACCAAAGGAAGCCTTGACCCTGTTTATGACGAGCTCGGGACGCGATTCAAGCTGTTCTACGCCACGGCAGATGAGATGGCAGCATGACCTATAAAAAGAGAACGCTGAAATTTCAGTTCACGCTGAAAGACGGTGCTTTCGATGAGTCAGGAAACAATATCCTGACCATCGACAACATCAAGGCAGAAATAGAGATAGGTGCTTACGGCGGGATATCAGGAACGACACTGGAAGCAAGGGTGTTTGGACTGAGCATCGAAAACATGGCCCTGCTGAGCTACAAGGGCATCCAGTTAAACGGTGCCAAGCAGAACATGATGAAGGTTTGGGCAGATGACAGGCCGGTATTCTTCGGCTCTATCACTAACTGCTTTGCCGACCTTAACCAGATGCCAGATGCGCCATTGATAATCAGCGCTTTCTCCACTGGTTTCGACCAGTCAATTACTGCCCCGCCATTCTCAAAAGAAGGCATTGCAAGCGTTGCTGAAATTATCACGACAATAGCAGCAAGTATTGGCTATACGGTGGTTAACAACGGCGTGCTGGCGAAGCTTGAAAATCCTTACTTCGAAGGCAACCCGATAGCACAGATTCAGCAGTGCGCTCACGCGGCAGGCATCGAGATTGATTTCAGGCTGGGAGCTATTTACATCTGGCCGCAGGGTGGAAGCATCGACGACACAATGCCTCTCATATCACCAGAGCACGGCTTAATTGGATATCCGGTATTCAGTAACTACGGGATTAACTTCCAGTGCCAGTACAGCGATCTGATTTTGCGAGGTCGCAAGGTGCAGATAGAAACCTCATTACCAAACGGCAGCGGGGTTTATACGGTGCAGTCGGCAATTCACCATCTTTCGACATGGACTGAAGGCGCTCCGTGGGCAACCATCGTTTGGGCATCTATCGGGCAGCTAACAGTGAGGCAGTAATGAACCTATTTACTACGCGGCCTCAGGACACGGCAACCGATGCCAATTCTCAGCAATTCCTGATGCATCAGTTTCTGATGGGGAAGTCATTCATCACGTTGGCGATCGTAACTTCGGTTAATGAATCCGGAGAAGTCGTATCAGTGAAACCAATGGTGGAGGGGTTCACTGGAGGTGGAGACCTCATTCCGAACTCGGTGATTCACGGCGTTCCGGTCTGGCGACTGCAGCGCGGTGCCAGCGCCGTAATCATGCCTCCCGTAGAGGGAGACATTGGTCTTATTGCCATTTGCGATCGCGATATCACGGCCGTGAAGAAGACAAAGCAGTCAGCACTGCCCGGTTCAAATCGCACCCACAGTTATTCGGATGCCATCTATCTAGGTGGGGTGCTGAACGCCGAACCAAGCCAGTATGTGAAGTTTGCCAATGATGGGATTGATATCGTTTCTCCTCTGGTTGTCCAGGTTAATGGGAACACTGTTGTAGTCAATGCTGACGACAAAATATCCCTGAATGCCCCCATCATTGAGGCAAACGGACAGCTTACACAGGGCTCAGGTAGCTTTGGTGGTAATGCGACATTTGGAGGTACGATTACCGCAACCGGAGAAGTCACAGGAAATGGCATCCATCTTAGTACGCACAAACACGGCGGCGTACAAACAGGCTCCGGAAGCACCGGAACGCCAACAAACTAACCCGCTTCGGCGGGTTTTTTATTGCCCGGAGTTTACATGCTCACCAAATCACTGCTTTTGACTGACCAGTGGGATATCACGCTAGACGACACCGGAAGCATGGCTATAACCGCCAATCCCTATGCAGTAGCGCAGGACGTAGCATGCGCGTGCTCAACCTTCCTGGGAGAGCCCTGGTATGACACCACGCTTGGGATTCCGTATTACGAGCGGATTCTCGGGCGCTGGCCAGGAACGCAGCTCATCAATACCAAAATGGCTACAGAGGCCAAAAAGCTCCCATATGTTCAGGCTGCATTCTGCGCCACCACAGTTGGCAAAGCAGATCGCCTTGCATCCGGCGTGATGACCATAACAGACACGAACAACGTTCAGACCACAATCCAATTCTGAGGTAACAAATGGCTGAAGTAACAGTTAGCACAGCCGTCCCCTCTGTCACGTTTTCCGCTACCGGCATTGCCGTTCCTGATGAGATAGACATTCTCAACGGGCGATTAACTGACCTTGATACCGCCATGGGCGGAGGGATGAGTAAGAGTCTGACGACTCCACAGGGACAGATTGCTATGAGCGACACGGCAATCATCGGAGACAAGAACGACAATCTGGCATGGCTGGTTAACCAGATTAACCCTGACTTTGCTGAAGGTCGCATGCAGGATGCGATCGGACAGATTTACTTCATTGACCGTATTGCTGCGATTGGCACAACGGTAACCGCTACGTGTACAGGTCTTGTTGGAACGGTTATCCCGGCAAACAGCATCGCTCAGGATTCCAGTGGTTATCTTTACTTCTCTCTGGCTGACGCCGTAATCACTTCTTCAGGGTCTGTCGATGTCGTGTTCCAGAATCAGTCATCAGGACCTATTGCTTGCCCTATCGGCGCGCTGAACACTATTTACCGCGCAATACAGGGATGGTCTGGCATTACTAACGCCACCGCTGGCGTGCTGGGAAATGAGGTGGAGAGCCGGGCTAACTTTGAGTATCGCCGCAAGCAGTCTGTAGCTGGAAACTCAAACAATCAGCTCGGGGCTGTATACGCAAACGTGCTGGCTGTCGGCGGGGTAACTGACGCATATGTTACACAGAATAACACAAGCCTGACTGTAACTAAGGGATTCACTAACGTCTCACTGGAGCCGCATTCACTCTATGTATGCGTGTATGGAGGTGCATCTGCAGATATTGCAAACGCGATCTGGCAAAAACTACCTCCTGGTCCATCAATGGTGGGTAACACGAACTACACGGTGGTTGATGATGTTAACTATGTTCAGCCATACCCTGAGTACGAAATTAAGTGGCAGACACCTTCTGCAGTAAGCGTCTACTTCAAGGTTGAACTTGCAGACAACAACGCATTGCCTGGCGATATCGTCAACAGAGTTAGAGCCGCCATCCTTAGCTCTTTTAATGGCGAGGATGGCGGAACACGAGCGCGTATTGGCTCAACCATTTATGCCGGTCGTTACTATGCAGGCGTTCAGGCAATAGACAGTGATAACGTAGATATCTTCAGCATCACCATCAGCCGTGATGGCACTACCTATCAAACCTCAGCATCCTTTGGCATTGATGAAGTGCCAACACTGGATGCATCAAACATCTCGGTGACACTGGCATGATAAACGTCGCGGATACCATCCTGACGCAATATGCCGACAGCCCGAAGTTAAAATCCCTGATTTATTTCAATGA